AGATAAGAGAGTTAATGATGGCTTTTCTGTAAAGTTCTACGGAAACAAAATTTGCATCAATTACCAATCAGATGTTCGTCTTAAAGAAGTTTATGCTGGAAAATTTGAGCAAGAAATGGAAAGACAAATTAATGAGATCAAAAAGTTTCTTCAAAAAGAATACAAAACCATCACAGGAAACTCTATTACCTTGACAAAAGATGGTGAAGTTAAAGTTCTGGTCCAGTCAACATCTCGCGTTCGAACTTTTGTACAAGCTTATCGTCACTACAAAATTAGTGGAGTTAAAGAAGAACCAATTCTTGATCCCGCTGTTGAAGATAACAGAGCAATTACACGAAAGTTTATTGAAAGTTTCAAGGCTGCTAAACGGCCAAATAATGAGTTCATCAAAAAAGGTGACAACGAGAAGAAATAATGGCTTTTGCTCTTTCAAAGAAAGACATAATAAAAGAAATTGTTAAGTCCGGTAAAGATCCGCAATACTTCATAAATAATTACTGTCGTATTTCGCATCCTATGCACGGACTTATTCCTTTTAAGACCTATCCCTATCAAGATGACTTGATAAATGATTTCAATGATTTTCGTTTTACTGTGATTCTAAAAGCAAGACAACTTGGGATCTCAACGATCTCCGCTGCTTATGCTGTTTGGTTTATGCTTTTTCACCGAGACAAAAACATTCTCGTGATTGCAACCAAGTTTCAAACGGCAGCAAACCTTGTTAAGAAAGTAAAGAACATTATGCAGTATCTTCCGGACTGGATGAGGGTCTCCAAGATTAAAGTTGACAATAGAACCTCGTTTGAGCTCTCCAATGGATCTCAGATTAAAGCCGCTTCAACTTCCGGAGACGCTGGTCGTTCGGAAGCATTGTCTCTTCTTATTATTGATGAGGCTGCTCACATTGACGGACTTGATGATTTGTGGACAGGTCTTTATCCCACACTATCAACGGGTGGTCGTTGCATTGCTTTGAGTACTCCAAACGGTGTAGGAAACTGGTTTCACAAGACATACGTCTCCGCAGATAATGGAGACTCAGACTTTAAGCCGGTCAGCCTCCCATGGGATGTTCATCCGGAAAGAGATCAAGAATGGTTTGTCAAAGAAACAAAAAATATGTCTCGCAGACAAATTGCACAAGAATTACAGTGTAACTTCAATACATCAGGTGATACCGTTATTCATCCGGATGACATTGCTTGGTTACAAGAACAAATTGTAGAACCAACTTATAGGACAGGATATGATAGAAATTTTTGGATATGGGAAAAGTATCAAGAGGGCAACTCTTATTTGCTCGTTGCCGATGTTGCTAGAGGCGACGGGGCTGACAATTCTGTTTTTCATGTGCTTAATGTAGCAACAATGGAAATCGTAGCTGAGTATCAAGGAAAACCGACTCTTGATATGTATTCTCAAATGCTTTACTCAGCCGGAATGGAATATGGTAAATGTCTCTTGGTTGTAGAAAATAATGGAATTGGCATTTCGGTTTTTGAAAAACTAGTTACTCTCGGTTACGAAAATCTTTATTATTCCATTAAGGGAACTCATGAGTTTATAGATGCTTCCCAAGGACAATTTATGACCAACGCTGTTGGTGGCTTTACAACCTCAACCAAAACAAGACCTTTGATTGTCGCAAAGCTTGAAGAGTTTATTAGAAACAAAATAATAAAAATCCGATCGTCTCGCGCTTTCGATGAATTTAGAACGTTTGTTTGGAACAATGGAAAACCACAGGCAATGAGATCTTACCACGATGACATCATCATGTGCCTTTCAATTATGTGTTGGGTTAGAGATACAGCCCTAGAAGTTTCCGAAAAAGATAGAGAATATAATAAAGCTTTGATTGATGGAATGTACATGAAAAAGAATATAATGAACACAGCAATAAAGGGTCAAGATGGGTATAATGCAGACTTCGAAACTAAATATAGAGAAGAGTTAAACATAGCAAAGAATTTTGCATGGATTTTTAAAGGATGATAAATGGCTAAAAGAAACAAAAATTTGGGAAGAAATCCTTACAACCAGGACAATGGGTTGTTCAAGTCTCTGACAAAACTATTTTCAGGACCCTTAACACAAAGAAGAACACAACAAGGTCGTCAACTACGAAGGCGACATTTGGATACTTACGCATCTAGATTTACTAGTGCATCCGGTAAACAGTTTAAAAAGCAAGAATATAACCCGATGAACATTATGACGGTTAACATGATCTCAAATAGAAATCGTGCCGAGCGTTATGTCGACTTTGATCAAATGGAATACACACCAGAATGTGCTTCGTCTTTAGACATTTACGCAGATGAGATGACCACACATTCTTCTCTTCAGCCAATGCTTAGGATTAAATGCCCAAACGATGAGATTAAAACAATTCTCCAAAACCTCTACCACAATGTTCTCAACATTGAGCACAATTTATTTGGATGGTCTCGGACAATGTGTAAGTACGGAGATCTCTTTCTTTATTTAGATATTGAAGAAGCAATTGGAATTCGTGCATGCATTGGCCTCCCTCCTCAAGAAATTGAACGATTAGAGGGTGAAGATGAAACAAATCCTAATTATGTCCAGTATCAGTGGAATTCTGCCGGAATGACTTTAGAAAATTGGCAAATGGCTCACTTTCGTATTCTTGGCAACGATAAACATGCTCCCTACGGAACTTCTGTTTTGGAGCCTGCTCGTAGAATTTGGAGACAGCTTACACTCTTAGAAGACGCAATGATGGCTTACCGAATTGTTCGTGCTCCGGAGAGAAGAGTATTTAAAATTGATGTTGGCAATATTCCTCCTCAAGATGTAGAACAATACATGCAGAAAGTAATGACACAGATGAAGCGTCACCAAGTTACAGACCCAACAACTGGTCGACTTGACCTTCGTTATAATCCTTTATCAATTGAAGAAGATTATTACATTCCTGTTCGTGGAACGTCAAACACAGACATCACAAATCTTCCGGGTGGAGCAATGACTGCTACCATCGAAGACGTTAAATATTTACGAGACAAATTGTTTTCTGCTCTCAAGGTACCGCAATCTTACCTTACAATGGGCGAGGGTGGTAGTGAAGATAAAACTACTCTCGCACAAAAAGACATTCGCTTTGCTAGAACAATTCAAAGATTACAGAGAGTTGTAATTTCAGAGCTGGAAAAAATTGGAATTATCCACTTGTTTACCATGGGATTCAGAAACGATGACCTTTTATCATTTAAATTACAATTAAACAATCCTTCAAAGATTGCTGAGCTTCAAGAGTTAGAGCATTGGGATAAGAAATTCTCTGTTGCTGGGAATGCAACCGAAGGTTACTTTTCTAAACGATGGGTTGCTGAAAACCTCTTTGGGTTATCAGATGAAGAATTTATTCGTATGCAAAGAGAAATGTTTTATGATAGAAAATTTGCTGCAAACCTAGAAGCGGCTGCAACAGCCGGTGCTGAAGGTGGAGATACCGGAGGTGGTGACCTTGGTGATCTCGGTGGCGGAGATGACGCTGGAGGTCTTGGAGACCTTGGCGGCGATTTAGATTTGGGCGGTGATGCTGGAGATCAGGCTGCTGGGGACACGAGCCCTGGTGCCGAAGGGGGTGATCAAAATGATGATGTTCTCCTAGCTGAGCCCCCTGCTAAACGAGACGATAAAGAACCCGAATACAGAAGAGGTCCTTATGATCGCCACCAGACATCTTATTCAAAAGGTGGATTCAAGAAGCAAATGAAGAATCAAGCAACTGGGGAATACGGAAACACATATCGAACAAAATTCAGAGGCAAGTCTTCATTGGATAATTTATCTCGCGGTCTCACTGAGGGTAAATCAAATAATGAATTAGAAGAAGAAAAACTATTTAAAACATCAAAGCAAGTTGATAACTTGATTGAGAGTCTACTAAAAAAGGTAAAAACAAATGAAACACAATAAGAAAAGAAATACCGCTTTTCTCTACGAATCTCTTGTAAAAGAACTTACGAAAGCAGTTGTTCGCCAACAAGAAGGCAAAAAGAAAACAATTATAGAGTTGATCAAGGAGAATTTCAAAAAAGGTTCTCCTTTAAATGGAGACTTGGATCTATACAAATCTATTCTAGAAAATAAAGATAAGATGACAAAAGATTTCACAGATCGCTTTCTTGTCGAGACAAAGAAGGATTATAATGCCACAGATCGCAAATCAGTCTTCAATGCGCAAACAAAATTGATCTCTCAGATTAATCAACA